AATCTGAGAAGAACTGACTTATGCCACTCCAAGCATCAGAGATTCCAGATGTAATAACATTCCACAGACCAGTGAAGAAGTCAATAAGCGGCTGGAATATAGTCTTGAGCAAGTCGACAATGCCCTGAGCAAGGTCACCAATTACAGTTCCAATGCCATTCCAAGCATCAGAGGCTAGAGTCTTAAGGTCATCCCATGCAGCTCCCCAGTCTCCATTGACTACGTCAGTGAACAGCTTCAAAATGTCCTCGATGATATCCAGTGCAGTCTTAATGACATCACCGATAGTCTTGAACGCATCCTGGACTACCTGCTTCAGATTTTCGAAGAATGGCACCACAACCGACTCTACAAATGGGCCGAATGTAGTCTGAAGCCAGTCAAATAACTGACTGAGCCTGTTACCTATAGCTTCTACTAGCTCCATGAACTGGCTGCCTATGTCTTGCAATGTAGGCCAGATGTTGTTCATGAACCAGTCAGCTGCTTGCTTAAGTGCTCCTGCTATCTGCTCAATTATAGGACCGACAACATCAGATATACTCTTGAAACAAGCATTAACACCATTGCGGAAGTCCTCGTTCGTCATGTAGAGCGTGATTAGTGCTGCTGTAACTGCAGCAATAAGTGCGATTATTGCAAGAACCGGATTAGCTTCAAGAACTGCGAACATAGCTTTAATGCCATTAGTCAGATCCTCAATCTTCTTGCCGATCTTGATAGCTTCTACCACAGTGCTGATGCCAGTGACAATGCCGACTATTGCTGGACCAAGAGCGCCAATGACATCAATTATAGCATTGATAGGACCAGGAAGCTTGTCCTTTACCGCTTCTATCGCCTTTGGCAGCGCATCAAATGCAGCCTTTGCAATCTGCCCCACGCGAGGTATAAGATTACTCAAGTAAGTAGCTACAGACTCTACTAACTCCTCAGTCCTAGCTCCGATGTCTCCATCATCCTTGCCAAACTCAGCTGCGAAGTTAGTCCAAGACGCCTTCATTGAATTAAACGAGCCCTCAAGTGTCGTAGAAGCCTCGCGAGCCGTCGTACCTGCAATCTGCTGCTTCTCCTGAATGAGTTCGATAGCCTTAACGACATCTGCAAATGAATCAATGCTCAGATTAGAAGCTTCACCAATTGAAGCAGCATATGTATTAGCATCATCAATAAGGTGTTGCATCTCTTCTTTAGAGCCACCATATCCTAGCTTGAGGTTGTCAAGCATGCTATAGTTCTGCTTAGCAAATCCATTGAACGCATTCTGGATGTCCTCAATGTTTCCACCGAAAGTGTTGTAGTTGTCCGACATCGCTCGAATTGCTACATCAGTTACATCCGCTGCCTTCTCAGTATTGCCGCCAAGATCCTTAATCAACTTGGCAGAGAATGTAGTGGCTTGCTGCATATAGTCATTAGATGACATACCTGCAGTCTTGTATGCCTGCTTTGCATTATCAAATACCTTCTGTTGAGCTTGCTCGTTGCGCTCCCAGTCACCTTGCACCTGAGACACGGACTTGTTGTTGACCCTGGCGTAATCCTCAACAGACATTCCCATGTTGCCGTAGAGCTTCTGAATGCCACCAGACAGCTGCTCGTAATTGGAATACGCATCGACTGAAGTCTTTACAAAACCAACTACTCCAGCAGTTGCTGCTCCTAACCCGATCTTTGCCGCTGTTGATATGCCACCAAATACATTTACTACCTTGTCTTTCGCCTCGTCTAAAGTTCCAGACCAGCCGGAAAACATATGCTTGCCGGAGTTATTGACATTGTCAGAAGCAGCTTTTGAAGCTGACTCTATTGATTCCATGGAGCTCTTGGTAGTTGATGCTGCTTGATTCAGCTTGCTCTGAAAGCCACTTATATCGAGGTCTAACTTACCAACTATAGAACCGGCATCCACTGCCATGGAGCCCCACCTCCTACTCTAACTGCTTATACATGTCTGAGAACGACTTGTACTCCTTCTTGAAGTGGGGCTCCTCCCCTTGATCTAACCTGTCAAGGATGACCGAACAGGCCTCGTTGAAACACCATGCAGTGTAGCTATCTTCTTCTGAGTCAATTCCAATAATCTCTGATGGCAGCTTGTCAAACTGCTTTGCCATGTCTATTACACGAATCACATTATGACTCGACACGAAACGATTTGAGTGCATCAACTCCTTGCTGCGTGTAACTGAACACAGCTACTAACTGCTCATCCGTCAACTCGATGCCATTTTCAAGGAGCTGCTTGTAAGTTGGCTCAACGAATGCTGCATTGCACAGCACGTCAATTACTTTGAACACATCCTGCATAGACTCATTGTCAGCCACATCGAATGCCTGTGAACCACTGGCGAACATCTCTGATGCCTTCTTGACAAGGCTGTTAGGAATCTTTCCACTAGTTATTAGAGACAGGATAGACGGACGACGAAGACGGACAACAAACTGCTGACCTTCTGCAAATGGAGGGAGCTCAACTATCTGACCTCCCATGTAGGCCTTGAGGTCTGCGATTGGAGTCACCTGTAGCTGATTATGCTGTGGTTGCGACTGCAACTGTGACCGTGGCTGCGGCTGTGACTTCTGCCGATTGTTGCTGCGCCTCTGCGATTGCTGGTAGTTGTTGTTAGACATGCCATTCTCTCCTTTTAACTGTCGAATGTATCTGAGAAGCTCCCAGAATACTTCTGAAGACTTTAAATCCGTCGCATGGGTAAATACCCATCACTAGTATTAAAATACCTCTGATAGCCTCTGGTTAACTCTAGACGTAAGACGGGTCAGTCAGAGTCGGGAGCTGATCAACATAGGTGATGGTGTACGGAGCCTCGCCATCTGCCGGAGCACTGTCAATCGTGTACTCAGGAGCACGGAACGTGCCATCCTCAGAGCTGAACGCTACAGGCTGACCACTGCAGTTGGGATAGCTAATCTTCTCGTAATTAACTATCTTGCCAGCTGCATCATACTGAGCAGAATAGCAGTTGAGCACGAAGCTCGGTAGGTCCTTGTCTTCTCCAGCCACTGGAGGCGTATAACTATTAAGCTTATGCGTAGTAGCATCGTACTCAGCGGTGCCACCCTGGACTGCAATAGCAAGGTCTGCATTGAACACATTGTCAGTGAGCGTTATCTGATTACCGGTAAGAGTTGTCTTGGCCTTCTTCTGAGCCTTCAAATTACCCTTGATTATAAGCTGAACTGCATCAGTGGTGTTGGTCTGAGCCTCCACTGAGACACTGTTAGACGTGTCAAAACCAAACTCATTGTCACCAATCTGAATGGTAACCAAAGAGACGTCAATAGTCGGAATCTCCGCCTTTGACTTAGTAACTGTTCCAGCCATTATACTTCCTCCTAGTCATACTTGTAGTTTTTGTAATCTATCTCAATGTAATGCCCCTTGTTAGCATCATCAAAGTATGTGGGGAGCTGCAGGTCTCCGTAGACCAATAACAAGGGCTCCAGCTCTTTCATGTCAGACTTTACTTTCTGAATGTACTCCTCAATGTACGAATACTGATTGAACGGCACGTAGCAGAGTAGACTATAGATGTCAGCTCTGGAACTGATATCCATCAGTTGTCCAGAAGTACCATTATACTTGACAACAATGTATGGAGACGTGCAGTCACCTTGATGCTGAGCTGGCCAATATACTGAGTAGCCCTTCGACTTTAGGAACTTGTATAAATCCTTTAGCCTAGAATCCTCATACTTAAATACTTCAGTATCTATCATGAACCAAGCACCTTCTCAAGCAATTTCTGGTATCGCTGGAAGTACTCGCCAGACTTTGCTTGCATTGTCGGCTTGATAATAGCGTACTTCTGCTCATGAGCAAGCTCTAACCATATGCCATAAGACACTCCATGTACCAGAGTGACTCTGATTGTATTCTCATCTGGCTTAGAAGCTACTGCATCTAGCATCGCCTTAGCCTTGCCAGTCCTGTCAGTCCATCGTCTATTACTCTGCATGTAAGCTCGTAATTCAGAAGCTGAAGCAGACGCGACTACCATGGCTGCTGGACCAATTCGCGGAGCTACTGCTTGAAGCTTGTCAAGCATCGAGGTATCAATAAATGTTATCGCCATCATCAACCTCCTCAAAACTAAGATCTATGATCAGCCCCCAGTTGCCGATGTCTACTGCACCAGTCAGACGAATTACTTTCGGATACGTGCAAGCACCAAGTTGCTTAATATGCACTTCGTCATCCATCTTGATGCCAGAGTCCATGTAGTCACTTGCAAGCACAAGAAGCTGTGGCTCCTTCTTAGTCCTAGACACACCATAGTCTCCATTTGACTTGGAGACGTACGCGTTAGACTCATGGTACAATCCACTAATCGTAGCCACTGAAGTTAGTTTCCCGGAAGCCTCGCCAAAGTCATTATCCTCATGGCGAAGGAACTCATAGTCCACTCCGGACTTCTTAAGCTCACGTGCCAGTTTATGAGTCTCTAGCTTCAAGTTAGCCACTATCAAGCACCCCCGAGTTGTAAGTCTTGTACCTCGAAGCGAGACGCTTGAAGTAAGCTGACGTGTCCTGGGTGTTTAGACCAGCAACAGAGATAGTGGAGTCCTCAGACTTGACTATGAGAAGCTCGTAAATTGTGGCTTTGACGTCACCGTCATTCTTCTCATAGTAGTAAGCTATATCGTCATCGTCAAAGTAAGGCGACATGTTCTCACGTGCCTCACGCTTGATTGCCGCCATAGCCTTACTGTCCATTGCTACTCCTTACTCTGCTCCTGGTAGTTGAGAACCCTCTTACGAACCTCATCTGTGGAAGTAACACCTTCAAGGTCAATCCCATATTTGTTACAATATGACTTGAGCTCTAGCTTAGTCCACTGAGATACTGGCTTCTCATCAAGAGGGTCTACCTGCTTCTCAGGTTCTGACTTGATGGAGTCTGCTGGAGTTGCAGACTTAAACACCTGATATCCCTGTTGCTTAAAAATGTTATCAAATGCGCCCTCACTGACTGTGAACTGATGAACTCCATCCGTGATTTGAATCAATTCTACACCTTCCCTCTATGCTAAAGTAGCAGGGCCCGCCACAACTCGTATATGCAAGTGTGACGAACTCTGCTTTCTAGTACCTGCTACTTCAGGCTAAGCAGATGCTTTGGTATCCATGATATAAACCTGGTCTGCAGCCTCAAATGAGGGAAGGCAGATCTGAGAGATTATAGTCTCGACCTGGACTGGATCGACCTTCTGAGCCGTAGTGACAGCCACACCAGTATCAGTGATAGACACGTTTGCAGTAGAGCCACCCATGAGATCAGACTCAGCAGGAGTGGTGCCGAACCAGGTGTTGCCAATGCTGCCAGACGGGAAAAGCACGAACGTGTCATCAGGCACATACTTGACAGTCTTGCCAGACTCATCAATGTAGCGCTTGTCATCAATAACTACCTGAATGCCAAGTTCCTCAACGAGGAAGTCACTCAGACGGTTATCAGAGACGACAGCTTGGCCATTAGACAGCACGAATATAGACTTATTGATGCTGTCATTGTTGCGAATGTGGCGCCAGGTGGCACCGTCGCAAACGGCTCTGGTGAGCTCCACGCCAGTCTCATCCTGGATGAGCTCCTTAGCCTTGCGAATGTCCTCAATTGGGTCTGAATTCGCATGGTCAGACCAAGAAGTCACTGCATTGCCCTTGTGGGTGACACCATAATCATAGGTGAAAGTCTGGCCGTTAGAAGCCATTGACACCACACCGGTGGTGAGTGCCATCATGCGCATGCGCTCACGAGCAGCAGCTGCACCACGTAGGATGCGGGTCTCGTCGTCAAACACACGATTCATCACAGAGTCGATGTACGCCTGATTGCCGGTCTCGAGGGTCATGTTCAACTCCTGGCGAAGCTCCTCATCAATGTAGCTGGACTCCTTGAAGTACGGCATCTGAGCCGTGAGCTTCTCGAACCCGATGCGGGGACGGGGAATCGCAGCAGCATCAAAAGCTGAAGTCTTGAGCACCACGGGGAGACCTCTGGAACCCTTAATCCAGTTGAGGCTCAGACCACGCTTCTTGGAGTCTGGGAACAACTCCTGACCGAGGAACGGAGCCTCATCCTGGTTGAGCTCCTCCCAATAAGCAGTGATCTCGTTTGACTTTACAAGATCGAAGATAGTAGGCATTGTCGTATCTCCCTTCTACTAAGCCTTGATGAAGGACACAGCACCGACAGTGTTAATGCCAGCAGTGACCTTTGCCTGAATGTCAGAGTCAAGGCGATTAATGTTCACAAAACCAAAGATAAGCGCCGTGCCATTGTGCGATCCATTAGTCACTTCGACATCATGGAGAAGCACAGCATTCGCAGCTGACTCAGCAGTAGCAGCAGCAGCCGGAGTCTGAAGGTTGCTGAGGTCAATGTGAATCGGGGTGCCGGCCTTGGCGATGGACTTGCCATCAACAGTGGTGCCAAGCGAGGTAGGTACGATGCATCCGACAGACTCCTGCAGCTCGACGTTCAAAAGAATCTGAACTGGAGCAGTAGCATTCACCTTGGAGATGCCATCATAGTTGAGCATGTTAGCTCCTTTCATCTAATGCTTGTTTCCAAAGTAGGAGAACTTGGGCTTTGCCGTCTTCCTAGAAGCAGCGAGTCGATGTCCTAGTGAACCATCTTTGTCATTGCCAGCATTCCCAGACTGACTATACTGGTTAGCCGCAGGGTTGATGCCAGTGCCG